GCAATCTCATTGATTTGGAACTTCCTCGTTTCCAAGAACTGTGCCTCTTCCGGCGGTATTCCTATCTGATGGTATTTCATGCCTTCTTCAAGAACCGCCACCTTATGGGCATTGGTAACCCCTTTATAAACGGAGTTCCAAGATTCCCTTACCTTGGACGGGTCTTTTAAGACACCGGGATGTTCAAGTACACCGCCGGGATTCGCACCGTTGGCAAAGAAACTGGCACCGTATTCCTCACAAGCGAGCGTCATGCCCACGGCATTCTTTGCCATGGCAATGGGCGAGTATCCCACAAGACCGTCAAATCCAAGTCCCGGAATATGAAGCACCTCATCACTGCGGAGTGTAATATCTCCCATGGTTTTGAAGTTGGGGTTTTCATCGCTCTGCCTTGAATAGGTGTACACAAGATTGCCTTTTGCATCCCGGTCTACATCCATCTGATTCGGAAGAAGCGGATATAATCCGACCACTCTTCCGGCACCGTCCCTTATAATCTGTGCATATGCATTTCCCCAAATTAAAAGATGACTCATCAGTGTTTCCCTAAACACAAATGAAGTCATCTCCGGGTTCGGCTCATCATGGAGCAGTGAATATAACGGATGGTCATGCACAAGTTCTTTCCCACCATCGTCTCTATAGGCATATACATGAAGAGGCAGGGAAGCCACCGCTTCTGCCAAGATTCTCACACAGGAATAAACCGCTGTGGTCTGCATGGCTGTTCGTTCATTTACGGGTTTTCCGCTTGTGGTTCTTCCGAACATAAATGAATAACCGCTGCCTACCGTATTTGTAGGTTTATCTCTTGCCTGTTTGAGACCTAATATTTCTCTGATTCCCATCTGCTATCCCTCCAATGTCTGATTGATTGCTTCCCGTATAAGAAGGAAGCCTATTAAACTAAGTGTAAGCATATAAACCTCCGTTCCGGGCATGAAAAAAGCACCTCCGAAGAAGTGCTGATTTCTTATTTCCCTGTATATCGAATTGCCTTTACTTTTAACTCATTTTCATTACCGCTTATCTTAATATGGTCGGTGTAAATATTCAGTTTCCAATGATTACCCTCATTCGAGTTATTCCTCATGCACTCTGCCGTAAGGTATGGCTTTAAATCCTCCCAATTTACCATGGTAAGCATTCTGCCCTCAAGTCTGAAGATAACCATCGCATTATCACACGAATCCAACAGTTCATACTGAACCGAAGTAATATCCGTCCAATAGAATCCCTGCGGATGCAACTTGGACTGCGGAGTACACATCACAATTCTTTCTCCGTTTTCCAATCTGCTCTCAAACATTATCTTCTTTCCGGGAATTAACTGATATTCACATCCTGCTGCCCCTGAAGCAACTTCCAAAACCTCTGCAATCGTTACATATTCTGCCATAAAAAATGACCTCCTTCTCTTAAGTTTAGGTCAGTATAGCACATAAATGCGTGGGTGTATTTAGCAGAGCAAAACTGCCGAAAGCTGCTAACCATACCCGGTTAGAAGTAATGTTTGACACACTACGGTAAAACATGGTTGCATCAGAAAACAAGAATGCCTCGGTCATCATAAACACTGCCTTCGTTCCCCTGATTACGGATGGCTCTGTCCAGTGCCATAACGGTTGCTACGGCAGCATCGATTTTCTCCGTGGACTTTTCCTTATCCATTTTGATGTTTCCTGCCGGGTCCTGTCTGACATACACGTTATCCATCATCCACCGAAGCACCTTGTGACCGCCATGTGCGATACGCTCCTCAAGGGTAAGCTTCATAAGTTCCTTGGTCGGTGGACTCATATCCTTATAACCCTGACCGAAAGGCACGACCGTAAATCCCATACCTTCCAAATCCTGAACCATCTGTGTTGCTCCCCAACGGTCAAATGCGATTTCTTTGATATGGTATTTCTCCCCAAGTTCCTCGATGAACTTTTCAATAAATCCGTAATGGATGACATTCCCTTCCGTGGTTTCCAAGCATCCTTCTGCTGCCCACACATCGTATGGAACATGGTCTCTTCTTACACGAAGCCTCATGTTATCTTCCGGTATCCAACAATAAGGAAGAATGATGTATTTCTCTGTATCGTTCCTCGGTGGGAACACAAGCACAAAAGCCGTAATATCCGATGTACTTGAAAGGTCAAGACCGCCATAGCATTCCCTTCCGATAAGTTCCTCTTCGTCAATCGGAAACGCACACGCATCCCACTTATCCATCTGCATCCAACGGGTGGACTGCTTTACCCATTGATTCAGACGAAGCTGTCGGAAGATATTTTCTTCTGCAGCATTCTCTCTTGCACTGATATAGGCATTTCTTACCTTTTCAATATCAATGGTCTCTCCTAGAGATGGATTTGCTTTGTACCAAGTAGCCTCACTCGTCCAGTCATCCTCATCGGATGCACCGTAAATGACCGGATAAAAAGTGGGGTCTATTTTTCTACCCTCCAAAATATCCACTGCCTTTTGATGCTGTTCAAAACAGATGGAATTTCTGTCGTTCCCGGCTGTGGTAATCAGGAAATACAGAGGCTGTGTTCTCGCATCACCGGAACCCTTTGTCATAACATCAAAAAGTTCACGATTCGGCTGAGCGTGTAACTCGTCAAATATAACCGCATGAACATTCAGACCGTGTTTGGTGTATGCTTCAGCTGACAACACCTGATAGAAACTGTTGGTCGGCTTATACACCAGACGTTTTACTGACATAACGGGTTTAATCCTTTTCTTAAGTGCCGGGCATTGGTCTACCATATCCACTGCCACATCAAATACGATGGATGCCTGTTGGCGGTCGGAAGCACAACCATATACTTCCGCTCCCCATTCTCCGTCACCACAAGTCATATATAATGCAATGGCAGCCGCCAATTCCGACTTACCATTTTTCTTCGGGATTTCACAGTAGCAAGTATTGTACTGACGGTATCCGTTTTCCTTAACCGTTCCGAAAAGGGTACGGATAATCTCATCCTGCCAACCGAGAAGTTCAAACGGAACACCTCGCCACTTACCCTTGGTGTGCTTCAGACAGTTTATGAAATTAACCGCATGATCTGCCTTTGTCACATCAAACATTATTTGCCTCCTCCCTTAAGCAGAAGAAGTTCCATTTCATCACTTTCCTTATCCTCTCCCGCATCCGAAACAATCCTGCTTCGTGCTGACGGGGTAAGACCGAACTGCTCACAAAACTTATTCATAATCTTAAGGTAGGTCTGGGCAATAGATACCTGCGGTACCTGCTGCCAATAACCACTCGGAGTTTTTACGATTGTTCCATGCTGTGTGATAAATTCCTCTGCTTCTTTCCAACGTGCGTATGCCTGACAATATCCTGCAAAAGCAGCCATATCGATTTCCGTTAGGATACCGAGTTGCTCCAACTGCTTACTCATACGCTTCCATTCCTTCTTTGCTTCCTCTTCAAGCCATGAAGGACAACGGGGAGCCTTCTTTTCCGGCTTTGGTTCGGCCGTGTTAAGGCTACGCTTGCCCGGATTGCCCTCAAGCACCTTGATTGCCGTTGGCTTCGGTTTTCTTCCTCTCTGCGCCATTGTCCTCACCTCCGTTTCATGGCAACAAAAAAAGGACTCCCGTGGGAATCCCTTATCGTGTAAATCTTAGTTATATTCGTTCAGTAAAATGCATAATGCCAACTTGGTTGCTTCGTCTTTCGGCTCTACATCCCAACCTCTGTCGTAATTGCAGGTCGTAACTCCGCCCTTCTGAATCATCAGCTTTGAAATTCTGCCGCCGTTGATTCCGTACTCGCTGGGTTCGTCATACACCTTTGCCCAATAATGGCAAATGTCCTCCACCTTACCGTCTTTCATATTTCCGATTGAGCCTTCTTTAAACATAATGTACATCCTCCTTTTCTTTTGGTAGGTACATATTCGCTCTAAAAGGCAGATATATCCAGTAATATCTGCCCTTCAATCCTACCAATATTTAGAGGTACTTTTTGTGTATATTAGCACTCGCCCGTCAGGATGAATTTGCCGTATGCCTCCCTATTTTCTTCAATGAAAATCACAAGTTCAAAGAAGTGCATTTCATTCGCAATCACCTGAACCACGTTGCTGTCGAGCATATTGGTGCGTCCTGTGTCTCTTACGGCAAGTATCTGTTCTTTAATTTTCTCCGTCATCGTCCACCTCGTTACTATTGTCAACATATACCTCTTCACAATCACAACTAAGCAATTGTTCTCCACAAACCGGGCATCGTTCTGCATCGCAGTTCCAATGGTGGAAAAATCCCACCTTGGCTCCGCAGTCATGACAACGACTCCCTTCTTCCATTTCTCCAAACAAATCTTCTGCTGTTCCGCATCGGATTCTCGGATAAATCTTGCCGCCTATATGTATTTCTTCAACTCCACATCCATCTGCGGTTAGCATCTCTCTACTGCAACATTGACACTTTGCCATATTCTTTCCTCCTATAATTTTCTGTTATGAACATCCACGACCACCGCATTATGCTCTTTGGCAAAATCCCTAAGTCCCTTAAGCATCGTGCTGTTTCTCGCAAGGTCACTGAACTTCTCTGCTACAATTCCATCCACTACTTCTAACTCAATCAGCTGTTTGGCTTCGTTGAATGCAAGGATTCTCGTGCCTTTATCCAAAGCTGTTATGGTATGTGCAACTTCATATCCTTGTTCCTTACAGAACGCTTCCAAGCGAGCCTTCTGCTTTGCCAATGCCTCTTCCGGGTTCTCCACCCTTCCAACTCTACAATATGTGGCTACCTTCATGCCTCTTCCCTCCCTTCTGTGATTTTTCTGCATCGGTCTTCTCCATAAACAACATGGAGTCCGCTACCGTTGTCCCAATTGACCATTATCGAACCTGTATCATCCACTCCTCGGACCGTACCCTTCGTTCCAATAGGAGGTGCCTGTATATCATCCATCCGTTCAAGAACAACTCTTGTTCCTTGAGGGTACTCTGCTCGTACCCTCTCCACTTCTTCTCTGCTCGGAAATCTCATTCTATTCATAAAAGTATCCAACCTCCTTCAGTAAATGTTTTCCGACCCGCTTTCCAACACTATCGTAAAGTGCTTGCTGAAGCACCGTCTGCTCGAAACCAAATCGGCAATAACCTTCAAGGCAGGTGTCGTAGTAATACTTTGTGGGGCATCCAAGCGCTCTGTCTTCATGCATGATGTAAACAATGGCTTCCACCTTACCCAAATCCTCACCTTTGTGGATTCCCTTCATTTCTACCGCCATTTCCTTTTTATAGTAAAAGGTAGGGCATCCTTCATAGCGGTCTAGGTACATCTCATCCCGATTGCTGATTTTCCAAACCAAAACCGGAACCTTGCTGCCAACCTTCGGCTCAATGGTAAGGTAACTTCCCGATTGGCTTCCCTTAAAAAGAAGTTGGTAGTTTTCAATTTCTGCCGTCCCGACATAAACTGCATCGGGGCATCTCTGTGCCATTTGTGCTACGGAAAGGTTGCTTCCGTATGCTAAGTAATATTTTTCCATATTCTGTCCATCCTTTCTGAAGGGTATTCCCTCCTACCACCTTAAGACCGCCGAAGCGGTCGGTGGGCCTCAAAGCTGAGGCCTTCAAGCAACTCGTCCGTGTCTGAAGGCTGTGTCTCCTTCAAGGTTCTTTGTAAGGATTTCTCTTGCTGTTTCAAATTCCTCTCCGATGAATCCGAGGCGTAAAAGCCATGTTCTCATTGCGTATTTTGGATTCTCAACCTGCGGTTGCTTCGGGCTTGCACTCGATACCGTTTTTGCCATTTGGCTCAGTGCGAGGCAAAGCTGTATGTAACTCTTTAATTCTCCTGCGTGCAATCCGCCAAGTCTGCCGTTTCCCTTGTTTGCAAATTGGAAGCACCGGAATTCAATGGTTCCGTGTGTAAAGCAAGCGTGGTAATTCAGCATTCTGTAGCGTGAATCGTTGTAATGTGCGTTTCTGCTTCCCCAAACCCCTTCGTACCAAATGTCTGCAAGCTGTTCCATACTTCTTGGCTTTCTGCGGTTCAATCTCGAAAGGAAGGAAGGGTCAACCGTGTTGCAGTAGCGGTTAATTCTGCCCCGGTCAAGTCTCATTGCGGAAATCAAAAGGTTTTCGTGGCTTGCCATAATGTTGGCGAGGTTTCGAAGCGTTTTTGCGTTGTGCTGTCCGAGTCCGATGTGAATGTGTACTCCGCACATGTGGGCCGGGTCACTCTTTGCTCCGTTGTGCCGAAGCTGTCTGATGATTTCCTGCAAGTCTGGAATGTCATCGTAGGTTAAAATCGGGGTTCCAAGTTCCGCTTTCTCGCTATCGCAAGATGCCTGAATGCTTACGTCCCTTGTTATTTTCCACTCTCTGCCTCTATTGTCTTTGCATCCCCAAGCGTCGTATCCGCCTCCGATGTATCTTACCGTTTCTTCGGTGTGGAAAAATGCGGCAATGGTTCTTGTTGCCTTTTCTCTTGTGATGTTGTACATTTCAACCTCAACTCCGATGGTCTGCTTCTTCATTTCTTCAATCTGGTTTCTTGTCTTTTCGTTCATTTTATGTCCCTTCCTTTTTGGTTTTCTTCCCTTTCGGTAGGTACATATTCGCTCTAAAAGTACATTATATCCAGTTAATTATGAGTCGTAATGTACACAAACATTATGACTGCAAATTGTGTATTTTATGGCAAAAGTCACCCCTGTTATTCGGTTGCAATTGTTGTCTTATTGCTGTATTTCTCTTTCCATTTTTCCTTGTCAGCTTCGGTTCGAAATGCTGTATGACCTTTGAGTTTGGAAAGCAGGAGGTTTCTAACCTCCTTACCATCTTTGCCGTCAAAGCCAAGTCTTACAAGCCAAATTCTCATGTAGTATTTTTCATTTTCCTCGATAGTTTCCTTGGGACTAATGCGTTTTTGCTCCTTGGAGGCTTTTACCATGGCAGCCACCAATTCACAATATGCCCTGCCGGAATCCGCACTCAAAGGGAACCCGTCAAAACAAATCTTATCCCCTTTAAACCCTAATCCGATGGGCTCTTCTTCTGAAATGATTTCCATTACCTTCTCTAGGGTAGGTTCCACTTCTGCTTCAAGTTTCGCGACCAACGTATAAGGAATCTTAAAAACCTGCGTTCCTACCGCTTTTTCTAAAAGGTACTGCTTGCTATGAATCATACAAATGAGGTTTTTTAATGCCCCCGATGTCAACCCGTCAAGCGGAAGTGCTATATTCAATTTGTCACTTTCCTCTTGTGCAAGGCCTCTTTCAATCAATTCATTCTGCATCCTTGTTCCCTCTTCTTCGGAATCCGTATCTACGTTGCCATCCCGGTCCACTGTAAAACAACCCACTTCATAGTTGAAAGTAGGTGGACCTAGGTATTTTGCCCTCACACCCAATACTTCTTCCATTGCCTTTACTACATTCTTTCGATTCTCTACCGCTGTTTTAAATCTCATATGTAATTCCCTCCATTCTTTTTTGGTACTACATACATCACTCTAAATGAAGGGAATAGCAAGTTATTTATTCATTATAATCCGTTTCAGCTAATAAGTTCTGATATGAAATTTTCATATTATTACGGATAACAAACACGTCCTCCGCAGAACCTTTCATCTCCATATAACGGTTGACAATTACATCCACGAACTTCTCATCCAGTTCCACACCATAGCAGATACGTCCCGTCTGCTCACAGGCCATAAGGGTGGAGCCGGAACCGAGGAACGGGTCCAGAACCACGCAGCCCATCATGGACGAGTTCTGAATCGGATATGCCATCAGGGCAATCGGCTTCATGGTTGGATGGTCTTTACTCGCTTTCGGACGGTCATACTCCCAAATGGTAGTCTGCTTTCTGTCCGAATACCACAGATGTTTGCCACCTTTTTTCCAACCAAAGAGACAGGGCTCGTGAATCCACTGATAAGGACTGCGCCCAAGCACCAGAGCATTCTTTTTCCAAATGCAACAACCGGATAACTTAAACCCGGCATTGGCAAATGCCTTACGGAAATTAAGTCCCTCCGTATCTGCGTGGAAAATATAAATGGAGGCATCCGCCTCCATGTTCTGTTCCATATTTACAAAGGCAGCAAAGAGGAACTTGTAGAAATCCTCATCTGCCATATTGTCATTTTTAATCTTCCCGGCTGTCTCTTCCACATTTACATTGTAAGGGGGATCGGTCAGGACTAGGTTTGCCTTCTTACCTTCCATAAGTACATTGTAAGTTTCCGGCAAAATGGAATCACCGCAGATGACACGATGCTTGCCAAGAATCCACACATCACCCATTTGAGCAACGGTCGGTTTCTTCAGTTCCGCTTCCACATCGAAGTCATCTTCCTCAATCTTCTTATCATGTACCTTTGAGAACAACTGCTCTATCTCCGGTGGTTCGAAACCTGTCGTTCCCACATCAAAGTTGGAATTCTGCAAATCCTCAATCAAATCTGCCAACAGTTCCTGATTCCACTCGCCCGTAATTTTGTTAAGGGCAATGTTTAATGCCTTCTCCTGTGTTTTGTCTACATCCACAATCGCACACGGCACTTCCGTGTATCCAAGTGAAGCTGCCACCGTTACCCTCTGGTGTCCACCGATAATCGTCATATCGGAATTAACCACAACGGGGTCTGCGAAACCAAACTCCACAATGGAACTTTTGATTTTTTCATATTCCTTATCCCCCGGCTTCAATTTCTTACGGGGATTGTACTCTGCCGGATTCAAGTCCTTAATTGGCAGCACGGCTAACTTTGCTGTTTTCATCTTCTACCTCCCAAAATCTTGCTTTGATATAACATTCGTGACTACAATACTTCCGTGTCTGGTTTCCGTAGCTTAAGAACTCCTTACCGCATCTGGTACACACGCAAGGATACAATGCTGTTTCCCTCTGTGTCCTTTTCTCCGGATGACCTCTCCACCATTCCCTTCTGCAATCTGCTGAGCAGAACTTCCTCGGCCTCCCGGTATCCGGTTGTTTGATTTCCTTTCCACAATACAGACACGCTTTCCCAAGCATCACCTGTTCCTGAATGTTCCTTGTAAGTGCCGAACCGTAACCGGACAGCCCTCTGCTTTTACAGAAGTTCCTCACAATGTCACGGGACAGCCCTACCGAAAGGGCAATGGAACGATAGCCAATGCCCTGCTCACGCATTTCCCGTATCTGCCTTGATTGTTGTTCCGTCATACCCTCCACATCCTTTCTTTGAACGGACATAAAAAATGGGTAAAAAAGCACCTCTTTTTGCGCTTTTTTACCCATTAAAAACACTGTTTTTATATACTTTTTTTCAAAACTCACCTTGGATTTTCGTAGGTTTTAACACCATTTTGCGAAAAATATCTACCGTCTTGCCTATCCCCCTTTGCTTTATATGCGAAAATATGCGTTTGAGGGCAGCCCGGTCTTCGTGTGGTAAGGTCACAGAGGTTAAGACACCCCCACCCCTACCAACTCATCAGTTCCTTAAGCACTTTCACACCGTCCTTAAAGCCTGACTCGTACAAATACTTATTTCTTGCTGCTTCCGAACTGGCTCTGGCATTGCTGTACTCTTCAAACAAAGTCCTCTCTTCCGGGGTCAGCTTCTTAAGTACTTCTTCCCACTTGTGTGTTGCTTCCATCTCTTCTTCATTCTTTTTCTTTCCGATTCCCTTGGAGAACTCATACTCATGCATCTCCATCCGGTCAATCGTGGCATCGTAAAAAATCCTTGTCAAATCGTCCATCATAATCGTGAACTCCTTTCCTTTTTACTAATACCTTACAACACTAACTAGAAAACATCCACCTATAACTCATAGACGGGGTTTGCATCCTCCTTCCATGTCTTGTTATCATGACACGGCTTACAAAGGCTCTGCCAATTGCTCTCATCCCAAAACAGCACCGGGTCTCCACGGTGGGGTTTGATATGGTCTACAACGGTTGCCTTCACGTAACGGTTCTGCTTTGCACACAACACACACAAGGGATGCGCCTTTAAGTACCTCGCTCTTGCCTTCTGCCATCTGCTGTTATAACCACGCTTGCTACTGCTTTCTCTGTCACCTCGGTGTAACACACGATGCTCATCGCAATACTGTCCATCCGTCAGTTTGGGACAGCCGGGATGGTGACACGGCTTTCTTGGTTTCATTGGCATCTGCCATTCCTCCCTTCTATGTAACGTGGCGGAGTGAAAGGATTGGAAAGCCAACCGCCACGGGCAACAAAAAAAGGAAGCATCTCTGCTCCCTTCCTGTTTAACCATCTTAACAATAACACAAAAAAAGTAGTATGTCAGTTCACGATTAGTTCACGAATAGTTCCCTTTTATGAATCCATACAAAAAACGGGTGCAGATAAATCCTCTCTGGGACTATCCGCACCCTAAAATCAATTGTACTCACTGTATGCTCCTATCTGTATCTGGAGAGCCACCGTCAGCTTCTCCATTATCATTTCATCGGAAATCTCTCCGATTTTTTCTCCAAGGTATTTCTTATCCAAGGTCTCCACCTGCTCGGCAAGTGCCATGCTCGGTCTGTCCAGTCCGCTTCCTCTCTTAAGCGGAATAAACACATGAGTCGGAAGGTATCTTCTCTTCCACACCCTTGACGATAACGGAACAACCGTAATCACAGGCGAGTTTGCATTTGCCTTATTATTGCTCACGATAATAGCAGGTCTGATTCCACTCTGCTTATGGGAATCGTGATTGTTTCCAAAATCCACAAAATATATGTCTCCACGTTTACACATCGTAATCCCTCCTAACTTAAAATATAGGCTTCCGTCTGCCTGTCTCGTAATTCATAAACTTCTTCCAAAAGTGCTATGGCACGTTTTCTATACTTTGATATGGTGGAACGTCCGATGTTGTACTTATACATCAAATCATCCCACGTTTCTGCTTTCTCAACCATATCCATTACAAGGTTCGGAAGAATATCCGGCAGTGCTGCCACACTGCTTTCAAAGAATGCTACTTCCTCACTGACATAACGGTATCTGCTAAAAAGGAAATCAAACCACTCGTCATTTTCCCTTTCCATCCTCCGCTTATAGTTCATGGCTACCGATGCCGTCTTATCGGATATGTTACTTGTCTGAACCCGGTCTCCTCCTTCCGGGTGGGAAAACTGCATGGAGAGAATGAGGTCATTCTCATCCACGCCTTTGAACTGACTCATCTGAAACTGAAGCACCGACAGTTCCTTTTTCATGGTTTTATATTCCTTAAACATTGCTTCTGCTCTCACGCTCTCCACCTCCAATCCTTACCTTAACCGCAGCAATCATTGCTTCCTGCGAATTGTCTTTTTTCTCAAGGGATACGAGAATGTCCTCATCAATCGTATCCTTTGTCACAATATGCTCTATCACTACCGTGTGTTTCTGTCCCTGTCTCCAGAGTCTTGCATTCAACTGCTGATACAACTCAAGTGGCCAAATATTAGAAAACCACACGATGGTAGAACCACCTTCCTGTAAATTCAGTCCGTGTCCTGCCGAAGCCGGATGGATTAATGCCACGGGGATTTTTCCGGCATTCCAGTCCTCGATGTCCTTTGCCGTATTGATATCTCTGACATCGAACCGCTCCTTAATTCTGTCTCTGTCATGCTTGAACCAATATGCCACCAGAAGCGGTTTGCCGTTGGCAGCTTCAATCAAATCTTCCAAAGCATCCAACTTCCTGTCATGAATCAGGCGCACGTTCCCGGACTCATCATACACAGCACCGTTTGCCATCTGCTGTAACTTGTTACTTAAGGCTCCGGCATTTACCGCATCGATATCCTCACCTTCCCCAATGGGAATAATCATATCTTCACGAAGCTGCTCGTACAGAGCCATCTCTGATTTTGACATGGACACCTCAACCCGATTATAAATGCACTCCGGCATATCAAGATAATCCACTGCCTTCATGGAAATGGCTATGTCCGATATCAGTTCATAGATTTTATCCTCTGCACCCTCTCTTGGTTTGTAGGAAAAGATAATCTCACGGTTACGCTTATCCGGTACAAAGAACCTGTCACGGTAACCTCCGATAAAACGACCTAACCTCTGTCCCATATCAAGGATACCTATCTCTGCCCACAGGTCCATGAGGTTTCCCGGTGTTCCGGTCAGTCCCACGATTCTGCTAACCAGAGGTCGCACCTTCCTTAAGGCTTTAAATCTCTGCGCCTTGGGTGATTTGAAACTGGATAATTCATCCACTACTATCATGTCAAAGGAAAACAGTCCGCTATCCACAAGCCATGTAATGTTATCCCTTCCGATGATATAAACATCCGCTCTCTTCATAAGAGCGTTTTCCCTTTGCTTCCTTGTCCCTGCCACAATGGAATAGGTTAGTCCCGTTAAATGCTCCCACTTTTCAATCTCAGTCGGCCACGTATTTTCTGCCACACGCTTCGGTGCTATCACAAGAACCCTGCCAACCATAAAATAATCAAACAGCAACAGCCACAAAGCCGTTAGGGTTATTACGGATTTCCCAAGACCCATATCCAATATCAAGCAACTTATCGGATTCAATAAAATAAACTCCGTGGCAAAGGACTGATACTCATGTGCCTTGTATTTCATTAAGCACTCCTCCTATCTGATCTACACCGTCCACCACATACACACGAAAGCCAAGTCTCTCAAGCTGTCTCTTTCTTTTTAGCTGTGAGGCTCTCGGAGTTTTTCCCGGTGCTTTCAACTCAACAAACGCCACTCTGCCATAAGGCATTAACACCAATCTGTCCGGAACTCCGTTAAGTCCCGGAGACACAAATTTTATAGCCATTCCTCCACGCTTCTTTGCCTCTTCACGCAGACGGCTCTCAATCGTACTTTCACGCATAACTCCTCCTCTGGTTTCCCATTGCAGTTTCCCATTGCCTTTAAACCCCTTACGCGCATATACATGGTTTCTTATCCTTTTTATCTCTATTTTTATTTCTCAATAAGAAAAGATAGGAAAATGGGAAACTAAAGACCGCAACCCCTTTATTTCCAAGGCACCAACATGGTTTCCCACTAACGTTTCCCATGTGATAATGGGAAACCTTGGGAAACCGCTAATCGGTTTCCGTGGTTTCCGATGCAACCCTTACAAAAGTTTTCTGCACACCATAAAGGGGTACTTTTGTCTTTCCGGAGGCATTGGCATCATACTTCTTCCACCCTCCGATTTTATTCAATATAGCCTCCATCTCATAGGAGTCTGCCTTCTTAAGGTTCTGACGCTCCTTACCAAAACACTCGCACCAAATCTCCATGATGCACACACGCTCTCTTACCACGGTTCCGGTAATGCCTACGGTCTCAAACTCACCACCGCCAAGGAACGCACGTCTCTGATAAATATCCATCTCCGCCCAATTGGTCGGAAGCAGACGGTCGAGATACTCTTCCACAATACCTTCACGGTCATCGGACTCCATGGCTGCCTGTTGCATCTTATAGGCTTCCTCTGCTTCTTTGCCCTTAAGGAACAACTCCTCGCCTTCCTTGTAGAGATGGATTGCCTCTGCCCATATCTGGTCTACTTCGGTCAGTTCCCACGGATAATAAATCCCGGTTCCCGGAACGTGTACTGGCCAAAAACGTCTGTTACCTGTGACATCTCGAAGAAATCCTGACTCTGAGTTAGTACTGCCCACGATGATACACTTCCTCGGATGGGACTCCACATTCACTCCATAAGCCTGACGGAACTTATCATCCTGACGGCTGACAAATGACTTTACTACTTCCACTTCGGTCTTGCGGATACCGTTCATCTCCGAGATTTCAAGTATCCAGTTACCGAGCAGCTTCTCGGCAGCGGTCTTATCCTTCATATCCGAGATGGAGAGGGAGTCCGAAAACCACTTCATTCCAAGGATGGCAAAGAAGGTGGACTTACCCAACCCTTGCGGACCGCTTAAAACCAAGATGGAGTCAAACTTAATTCCCGGCTGATAGATTCTTGCTACCGCTGCCACCAAGGTCTTACGGATGACTGCTCTTGTATAAAGGCTGTCTTCCGCACCAAAGTAATCGATGAGCAGTGTATCCACTCTTGGAATGCCGTCCCATGAAAGTGTGGAAAAATACTCTTTGATGGGATGATAAACTCTCTCCGATGACACCACCGCAAGCAGGGCATCCTTAAACTTGGTAGGTGACCAGATACCGTACACCCTCTCGAAATACACCTTTGCATTGGCAAGGTCTGAATCGTTCCATCCCGGCTTTACCTGCTTCCACGGAAGTGTGCCTATCACATCGATAGTGTCTTTAAACTCGTTATATACAACCGCTTGGAAATTGGAATCATAGCGGATAATAATTGCGATGTTCAAAAGGGTATCTTTGATTTTTCCCTGTCTATCAAGTTCAAGCTGCATCTGCCAATTTACATCATCCACACCGGAAAACTCATCCTGTGCCATTTCCATTCGTTCTTGTGCAAGCACTGCTTTTACCCTGTCATCCTGCGATGCCAAATCCTGCATAGCCTTAAAAGAAGGAAGTTTGCCCGGTTCCGTCCCCGGTGCTGCCTTTGCATCTTTATCACCAAACTTATGGAGTCTTACCACGTCAAAAGCATTCATAAGCATTCCGTTGCATGGATCTGTGGCATGGTGGGAATACACAAATGCATCCTCATATACCACAACTCCGGCTGCCGAATCCGCCGGAACATAATCGTAACGACCGGACATAGCTGACGGCTGATACACATCAGAAAGGAAAGTATCAAGTGCCTCTCTGATTGGATAGGCTCTGTTGAACGCACCGATTAATCCTTCCTTTGCCATCGGGTCAGCCTGTTTCTTAATCTCACGCTTAACCACTTCTCCCTGACGGTTACTTACCGGCCAAGAAGATACATCCTTCCAGTCCTTATATCTTGCAAGCACTGCATCCGGGTCTACCACCTTCCCGGTAATCTGTTTAAACACATACACACCATCCGAAGAAGTGGACGGCCAGTACATAAGACGGGACGGTTCATAGGTGGTATCATCGAACAGTTCAATTCCGATATCACTTGCAATCATTCTGCTGACCGCTCCGTATTCATCCGGTGTCACTTCTCTTGTAAGTGGCATAATCAAACGAAGCCTCGGCTCCTCCGGTGTGTGCTTATGTGTGGAATAAATCAGCATTTCCATATCATGGAACATCTCCAATTCATCCACGATGTCTTCCGTCCCGTGGTCCATGTCCAGAGTTATGGCACATCTTGAAGTAATACAATCCTTCTTCCTGCTTCCACCTTTCAGCTTCCCAAGGATAAAACCACCTACATCCTTGATGTCATCCTGCTTTGCTTTGGGAAGTTTCCTGTACTGCTCCATGGTTTCTGCCGTATAGGTTGTTTGGGATAAGCGTTTGGCAAAATCATCGTATTCCATCTCTGCACCATTAAACTTCTTATCCATCCGGGAATTACCCGTTGATACATACAGTTTCATGTTCTCTGCCTCCTAATCTTTTTTATAAAATTTGCTTTCAAATCCGGCTGCCGATAACGGGAGTCCTTCAGCCCAACTAGGGCATACTGACATAATGGCATTTACCTCTTCCACGGAAGACACTCCGTCAGGAACTTCAAGCACCACCTCATCGTGTACATGACAGACAATCTGATACCCTGCCTCTTCCAATCGAAGCATCGCTTCTGCAAGAATGTCCCTTGCCATTGCCTGTACGATGTTTTCACACAGCTTTGCACCATATGATTCAATGCGACACCATTTCTTGGAAAGACCCACACCTTCGTAACAGATGCTCTCCGAACCGAATCGATTAACCGTCATCCGGGGTCTGACATAGGCAAGCTCCCTACCGGAAGGAAGCCGAATCATCATCATGCCGGACTTGTAATAAATGGTTACTCTTCCGACCGTGGTTGATTTATGCTCACGCACCGCTGCCTTCGCAGCTGCATCGATGTCATACCAATATTTCACGATATGAGGATTTGCATTTCTCCACGATTGCACCAACCCTTTCAGTTCCGATTCCTCCACATAATTAAGCGCACCCATACTGATAAGCGCACCTTCAGAACCACCGTACTGACAAGCAAGCGATGCCACCTTGCCTCTTGCCCTATAAGGACTACCTTTTGTGATTTCTTCAATCGGAATGTGAAACATCTTAGAAGCTGTCTGCTCGTAGATTTTTCCTGCTCCACGGAACTCCTCCAAAACCCATCCTTCTCCTGCAAGATATCCCATGACTCTTGCTTCGATTGCAGAAAAGTCACTTACAATAAATCTGTGTCCCGGCTTTGCAATAAACGCTGTTCGGATTAACTCCGACAGCACCTCCGGTGTGGAATCATACAAAAGTTCCAGCAAATCGTATCTTCCCTCTTTCACGATGGAGCGTGCCAGTTCCAAATCTTCCATGTGGTTTTGAGGCAAGTTGTGAATTTGTACGAGCCTTCCTGCCCACCGCCCAGTTCTGTTAGCACCAAAGAACTGTAAGAGACCATGCACTCTGCCATCCGGACACACGGACCGCTCCATTGCCTCATACTTTTTAACTGAGGTCTTTGACATGGCAAGACGAAGTTTGAGCATTTCAGATACATCACCTTCGGTCTTACCAACCAACTCTTCCACGGTAGCTTTAGCCAAAGAATCCACTTCGACACCTTTTTCAGTCAGCCATTCCTTAAGCTGTGATACGCTGTTTGGATTCT